CCACGGATCGCGTCGAGGTTGTCGGTAGCGTGATAGAGCCAGCCGGGTTCCGCGACAGCGGATGAAGATGGACCCGGCTGAACTCCCAGTTTGCCGCCGTAACCACGCACACCACGACCACGCATCGCATGTGGCACATCCCGCAGCGACTGCTCGATGCCGCGCTGGCGCTGGTAGATCTCCTGCTGCAGCGCGTTGAGCGAGCCGATCTCGCGCCTGTAGGCAGTCACCGATGGCAGGATGCGACCGTTCACCTCTGGGACGAACACTTCTGGCCGACGCTCGCCGACGACAGACGCCATGCCCGCACGCACAGAACCACCCATGGCCCTGCCGGGGATGGCCTTGGACACGGTCTCCTTGAAGAGCGCGGAACCCTGTGTCTGGCTGATGCCGTACTGCATCGACAGCACGGAGCCCATGGTCTTGTTGATGTTCCCAGCGCCCGTCTCCGAGAACTTGGGCGCGATGGTGACCGGAATGGTGCCGATCTTCCCGACGATGTCGGCCTTGGCCTTCGTCAGGGAGTCGCGGGTGATAGAGATGGGCACGCTGACACTAAGGCCCTTGGTCGCGGTCTTCAGTGCCTCCGCAGCCTGAGTCTTGGTGAAGGCCACGTCACCCTTGACGACGTATCGATCACCACCACCAGCGCCAGTCGTGCCGCCTCCGGCGCCGCTGCCACCGGGCTTCCCTGTCCCGCCCTTGCCGCCAGCCTCGGTCGTGCCGCCGAGAGCACGCAGTTTCCCGGCAGCGCGTTCGATCGAGGACTCAAAGGACGAAGTGTCCGCTGTGAGTTTGACGCCGATATCGGCGACAGAGTTCTGGGCTGCCATATCAGCCTACTTTCTTGGCGTCTGCCTCTACACCGGCTGCCTGTCCATGGACTCGTTGACCTTTGTGGCCAGATGACCTGACTTGGCTGCCTTAGCGTCAAACTCGATGACGTCTTCGCCCTTCGCCTCTGCGATGGCCCGTCTCTCTGCCATCTTCTCGCGAATGAAGTCCGCTCGCAAGGCGAGGAAGTAATGGAATGGGAGGTTCTGCACCTCGTGAGGCCACTTCCCGTATCTGCGTGCTAGCAGGAAGTAGAAGTCACGGGTGGTTAGCCTTCCCCCTGCGCCTCTTCGTCTTCCTCGTCATCAGGGTCGATCTCGACGAGATCAGCGCGTGACTCCTTCTCTTCTGGAAAGTGCATCTTGTTCACGTAGTCGTTGAGTCCGAGCGCCACGCGCGTGGGCAGTTCGGCGAACTTCGACGCCGTCAGGTGGGGATCGACGACGCACTTGAGCACCATCAACCGCAACAACTGCTGGCGATCGACGACTTCGATCTCTGGCGCGTCCGCATTGACCGGGTTGGGACGATTAGAGGTGGCCTTCTTCTCTAGGTCGTCGTACTCACCGATGGTGAGTTCCCTGATGACGAAGCGTGAGCCTCGGATCTCGATGGTCTTGGTAGTGGGGTCAGCCGAAATCTGCTTAGACGGCATGGATAGTGACTCCTTCCATCAGTAGGCTACGACCGTTCCTCACCGTCGGGAAACCTTCGGCCTGATGCAGCCTGTACTGCTTCTGCTTGTTGAGGTTGAGGGTGATCCGCTTGTCGTACTCAGGATCGTCCCACAGAGCCTCTGAGATGTATGCGAACGTGGCGCGGAGATCGTAAAGATCCGCATCGGGACCATCGTCCCCACGCCTCGTCAGCGTCCAACTGGATAGGTCCCCGACCTTACCGCCGAGGAACTCGATGTCCACGACACCAGCAGGCGAAGTGATGCCCGACCTGATGACCTTGAACAGATATGCCATTTCGCCATCTCCTATCCGGGTGGAGGCTAGCAGCCGGGAGAGGCATGCAGACCCCTCCACCCGGAAGATGTCACGTTAGGGGACTTGCCCTACTAGAGGGTGCCGTCCGTGAAGACCGTCCACGCACCAGCGGCGCGGAAGTTTCCGGTCGTCTTGATGCTGTCGGTGTTGCTCGCGCTGATCGATGCATCCATCAGACCGGGACCGTAAGCGATCAGGATCGGTACAGTGCCGTCATCGGCGTACAGGTAGATGTTGACAGCGTCGCTCGAAGCCGCGTTGACTTGGAAGTCACCGCTGACGTCCAGAAGGCCCGCGAACGTGCCCTGAATGTCCTTCAGACCGACCAAGTAGGTCTTGTTCACATCGCCAAAAATGGTCGCGTCGACGTAATCGCGAGACAGGTTGAGGGTCCACTCCGTCTTGGAGGTGATCTTCGTGCCTGAGCCCTTGGGGCCATCCAGATAGATGGCGCCGTTCTTACCGTGAAGTTTGGTGTTTTGGCCTGCGGCCATGGTTCAGTTCCCTTTGGGGTGCCCCATCAGGTGATCGTCCACGTTCCGGCAGCCCTGAAGTTGCCTTGCACGCGGACGGCGTCGGAGGTCTTAGCGGTGACAGATGCATCGAGATAGGCAGGGCCTTCACCGACCTTGGTCACTCCATCCTTGGCCCAGACCTGAACGGTGTAGGCCGTGCCATCAGCCTTGCTGATGCCAAGGTCACCGCTCGTGTCATAGAAGCCTGCGAAGGAGCCTTGGACGTCCCTCAGACCAGCGGCGTACACCTTGTTGCCATCACGGAACGTGGTGACATCAGCGTAGTCACGAGTCATCTGGAGCGACCATTCGACCTTGTCGGCGATCTTCTGCCCGTCGACGTAAATGGCACCGTCCTTGCCGTGCAGCGCGTTCTCAGCCATCTCAGGTCAAGTCCGTCCACACGGAGTACGAGCCTCCGGCTTGCCAGATGCGGCGTCCTCGGGAGTCAATATCAGGCCCCGTTGGCAGATCGGTGACCCGACGACACAGCATGGTTGTTTGCCCGTCTACGGCTAGATCCTTGTCATCAAGGGCCGCGTTGACGAGCGCGTCGACGTTATTGGCGTCGACGGGGTTCTCCGCATAGACCGAGACATCCCACAACGAGTGGATCTGCTGGCCATCGAACTGGCGCTCTCGCACCGACGAGACCAACTGGTACACGATGAAGGGGTATCTCACCTTGCGGGGAGCCATGCCCTCGTTCACTCCGCCTACGATGGCGGCGACGAGGGGAGATGAGGCACGCATAGCCTGCACCATGGCTCGCTTGACAGGGGCAACAGTACTCACACTTGCACCCCGATCGGGATGACGATCTCGATCTCAAACTTGCCGAGGCGAGCCTGAGAGATCGCAGCCCTGACTTGGTCGCCGACGATCGCGGCGACCTTCTGGCGGCTCTCCTCAGCAGCAGGACGAAGGAAGGGGTGGGCGGCGGCGTGAACCGTGCCGAACTCCATGTACTTCGCGTACTCCGCTGAGGCGATGACCCATGCGACCGACTTACCACCCGAACGAGTGACAGGTTCAGCCGTGATCGATGCCCGTAGGGTGCCGCCGATCGTACGATGCCCGCCGAACCTACCCACGGCTCGACGAGTACGCACTTCGTAAGCACCTCGCGCACTGAGGGCTGTCCGCCACGCCTTCTGGTTAGCATGAAACTGCTGCAGACGGCGAGGAGAACCAGCCTTGCCAAACCCGGACAAGCGCCGGGCCATGACAGCATCACGATCGGCAAGGAGTTGGTTGGCCTGTGACAGCCGCCTATCCATCCACCGACGAGGAGGGATGCGGCTCCTCACGATGCGAGGGCTCGGGTTGTCCCGGGAGCCCTCTACCGACAGCCCAAGAGACGCTCGGATGTCTCGACTCTCTTCGATCTCGGAGGCAGTCTTGGTGCCGATGACGGGCCCACGGTTCGAGAAGATCCGGCGAACCGGAGCCTTCTGGCGTGCGCCCCTCGCCACGATCTCGGCTCCTTCGCCGAGACCGAGCGCTACGGCCTCTTGGACTGTCTGCACGAGAGCGCTGAAGTCGATCATCCCGCTCGCGTCCTCAGGTTGCATTTGATGTACGGCAAGTACGTGTTGTCAGCGTCCGTAGACACGACCGTGTACTCCACCGTCTTGATGGTGGCGTCGTCACCGACTTGGATGTCGGTGCCGGAGGGGACGCGTAGTTCCCACACGGTGTCGGTGACCACTGCCCCCGCATCGATGCTTGCCTGAGATGCTGGCACCGTCCTCAGCCACCCCTGCACGGTGCCCCTGCGGGAGGGACTCGTCTCATTGAACTCGACGTTGTCGCCGTAGTCGTCAGACGCCGACGGCACGGCACCACTCCTGCGAAATATCTCCACGGTCGTGACCATGCCCGTCTCAGCCAACGTGCTGATGGCGGCCATCTGCTTCTCGCTGATGAGGGGGCTCACCTGATCACTGCTCCGTCGAAGCGATAAGAGCCCAGCAGGAGGGCGGCCTCGGGGGAGACTTCTTCGAGTCTGGAGGAGACAGTAGACCGCACGTTGGGACGCTCGCGCTCCATCGACACCTCTTCGATCGTCAGCCGGTTGAGGTGGGCCATGCCCCGCTGGTGGTGCTCGGTCTCAGCATGCATGGAGGCCACGATGTAGCCCATGGCATCCCTGATCTCGGACGGAAGCGTGTGCGTATACGAAGCCGTGATGACGTTGGTGTCGAAGGCGTCCTCTTCGAGGATGACCGTGCCCTCGTCGATATCGACGGTGTAGTCGGTCGTGGGTGTGAGGGCGACGTTGTCCTTCTTCACGACGATCGGAGTGGCATCGGCGGATGCCTTCCACCACTGGTGCTGGGCCCGCCATGTCGTGCCGTCGACCCACGTCAGTACCTCGTCCGTCTCGACGAAGAGGCGCCCGTACTCGTACGCGACCTCAGCCACGGGTGTGGCCAGACCGATGTTAGGCACGACGAGGGCTTGGAAGAGTCCGTGGCTGGTGATGGCGAGGCTCACGACCTCGACATACCGCTGGGTGTTGTTGATGAAGAGTTCGCTCGCGGGAATGCTGACGTACTGGGTGTTGGTGACCTTGATCTTGAAGTCGTTGACCTGAGTCACAGGCCAATGGAACGGCCACAACTTGCGCTGCCCGATGTCGGTCGGTGTGCCGGGGTATCGCCACTGGTGCTGCTCACCAACGACGGAACCGCCCCTGAAGTCATGCACCACGGGCAGGCGAGGCACGAGGCAGTAGGCCTCGACCAAGGCATGAGCACGCTGGCACAGAGCCGAAATGAAGGGGTCTTCGTGCTCCTCCGTCTCGACACCAAACCCCATGGTCCTGAACTTCTGAGCGGTCAGATAGGGCTTCATCGGTGCTCCTACAGATCAACGAGGACACCCCCCACTGGAGGAGGTGCCCTCGTCTGGCTTCAGGGTAGCGGTTAGGCGACCTTGACGCGCAACTTGTTGTGCCAAGGCTTGACCTTCAGCGCCATCCCGTTCATCAAGAACACGATGTACAAGTGGGTCAACTGTCCGCTAATCCCGATCGGGATCTCAAGCACGGTCGGCCCCGGAGTGCCAAGGAACGGAAGGCTGAGGGACTCCTCGTCCAGAACGTAGACGTCTCGTACGGTGTTGGCACTGTACTCAGACGAAGTGTACGAACTGATCGAGTTACCGGGAACGATGGCCCACGGAATGGGACCAGCCACGGTGTTGACTCGCTCGGCCATGACACCCACACCAAGACCAGTCTGCTGCTGGGCGAGGATGCGGACGTTGGGGTCCTGCTGCTCGTCGAAGGTGATCTTCTCAGAGGGGTGGGACCAGATCTGGGTGGGCCGTCCGCCAGCCTGAACGATCGGCAGGACGGTCTGGTTCATCACGCGGCGGAAGTTTCCGCCGAGAGTGGGTGCGGTGGCAGGATCGATGTTCTTCGCGTCGCTGGTGTTGAGCAGCGACCGAAGGCCGGTGAAGGAGTTCTCATCGTAAAGGCCCAACTCGTTGGAAGCAAGACCGCCGGAGTCGGCAGCCTGACCTTCGAAGATGGTCTTCTGCATGCGGTACGCGATCGAGCGAAGGCCACCCTGCAGTTCGATCTGCTCGGGGTTGTAGGCCATGCCGCCCGCGATGACCGCGAACTTCGACTTGAGGGACAGACCACGACGGGTGGCAAGGATCGCGACGTTGGTCGTCTGACGAACGTACGTGCTCTTGTCATCCGTGACGGTGCCGAGTTCAGACATGAACACTGCATCGCCGTACTCGGTGATCTGGTTCCACGCATGCGTGAGGCCGTTGGCCGGTTCCTTGGGCATCCGGTCATAGGCGGGGAAGAGACGAATGAATACCTCGTACAACAGCGGCTCAAGATCCTGACGGATCAGTGCCGTGGCCGACGTGGTGTCGATCGCCTTCTGGATCTCGGGATCCAGTTGCTGGGTGATGCCGTCGAACGCGACCTGAGCGCTGAAACCAGCGGTGTTCAGCCACGTGTCGAGCGGGATACCGTTGCCCTTGCTACGGACCTGAGACGACACCATATTGGCGATGTCGTTGTTGCTCATGCCCTTGAGGGTCTCGCCGAGAAGCATGCGCTCGTCAGGAGTGACGTACTTGCGCGACACGGCGGGTGCTTGGGTCGCCTGATCCTCGACTGCCTGAACGACGTTGCCTGCGGCGGGGTTCTCCGCCAACGGCACGCTGTTCATCTTGTCGAGGGTCCCGGCGATCTTTTCCTGAGACGCAGCCAAACTGGCTAGGGCCTCAGCAATCTTGGGATCCATTTTCTAGTGCTCCTTTGTGAGCAACGCCATAACGTCATCGGTGTAGACGCTCTTCAGGCCCTCGTACCGGGTCCGGGTCTCAGTGACCACTGGACTCGTCTGGCGGCCCTTGGACGTCTTGGCGAGACGTTCCAACAGGGAGGACGTGTCATCCATCGTCTTCTGAGTCAGGAGCACGACCTTGTCACGTTCCTCCTCTGCTTCGCGCTGCGCTGCCTTCGCCGCAACCGACTCGCGGTCCAACTGGGCGATGATCGCGTGTGCGCTCTTCAGACTGTCGGCGGACGAAAGGAGAGCCGCAAGGGTGATCACCTCTTCGTCGCTCTGGAGGACGTCCCCGTTCTCAGGTGTGCTCTCGGGTTCAGGAGCGTCCTGCGGGGTTGCGACTTCATCGGAGTCGAACGTCACATCTTCAGTGGGTTCCGACTCCGGTTCAGCCTCTTCATTGACGGGGGGTTCGTCTTCCCCCGCGGTGGTGGGATCTTCGGTAACGACCTCGACGGCTGGCTCATCCGCTGTTGCCAGTTCCATAGGGGAGGTCTTCGCCACGTCGTCATCATCGGACTCTTCACCAGCAGCCTCCTCCGGGTCGACGCCGATCGCGCCGATGGTCGTGGCCTTCTCGATCATGTCGGCACGCAGTGACTTGACTGCGTAGTCGACCCACGAGCGTGGACTTGCCGGGACGCCAACGATGGACGTCTCCAGCAGTTCGATATCGGTGATGGTGAAGACGCCATCAGCGTCCTTGGTGGCCCCGCCGGTCGGGATGCGAGCGCCGATGGACAGGCCCAGTTTGGTGCCTTCCTCCATCGACTCCCACGAGTTGATCGCTCGCGGGTTGGACTCGTTCATCACGATGTCGTAGACGAGGTCGTAGATATCGGGGTCTGAGGGATGCTGGCGGATCTCGGCCTTCTCGACCGTGCCAGCCACGCTCTCAGGAACGGTGTAGTCGTGGTTGAAGAAGATGGTCATGCCGGTAGCGGCCTGCTCCATCTTCTTCATCGCGCCAAGGGTGATGACATCACCGTGGCGGTCCTTGACCGTCGATGACGCGACGCCGTGGAGGCGACGCTTGCCATCTGCGTTCCCGCCAAGCGCCTTCAGCGTCTCGACGTAGATCTTGAACTGTTTCATGGTGCAACCTCCTGTGGAGTAGCGACTGCCTCGCCCTCCGATGTATCAGTACTGGGCTCGGGCGGCTGGTACTTCGCCAACTCCGAGATGTACTCATCGAACTTGCTGGCTGCTACGTCCCACGAGAAGGACTCGCGGACATGCTCGACACCCTGCTTCCCAAGGTCCCGTCTGAGACCAGAGGAGTTATAGACGCGCTCGATCGCATCGCTGAACGCATCGATATCGGGGAGCCAGTTGTCCTCACCCGATGGGACCGTGAACAGTCTCTCGGGTTCAAGGAGGATCCCACCGGGCCCGACCACCTCAGGGATGGCGGACACGTTCTGGGCGATGATCGGGATGCCGCAGGCGGCGGCCTCCGCGAGGCCAAGGCCGAAGCCCTCACCACGCGATGTGCTGACGAACACGTCGAAGGCCGAGTAGAGGACGTTGAGATCCTCGATGGCCCAACCCTCGAAGGTGTTGTGGAGGTCTGGGAAGTAGAAGCGGTCGGGCTTGACCTTCTCGTTGCGGAGGAGCATCGACTGGAAGCGGATGCCCGACATGGGGCCCTTGTCCTGACAGTGGAACCACGTGATGACATCAGGGTGCCGCTCCATCACCGGCCACAGGGCCTTGACGAGGGCGGGATAGTCCTTCCTGCCGCTGTTCGTGTCCATGCGACCGACGAGGAAAGAGTCACGAGGGAGGCCGAACGCCTCCTTGGCGTCGCCCCTGTTGCGGACGATGAGCCCCTCGCTCGTCCTCTTGGGCTTCTCATCGATGGGCCAGAACATCTCGGTATCGACGCCGTGATAGACCAAGCGAGAGGGCTGGTAGTGCTTCTGCCCGTGCTTGCTCATGGCCACGACGTTGGTGATCTTGGGCAGCATCGACGTCCACGTGGGTGGGAGGTTCGTGCCGTCATCTGGGATGTACGAGAGGAGTGGCCGCCAGCGCAGCAGGATCTGCTCCTTGTCGTACTCGTTGTCCAGCAGATTACTCAGCAAGATCTGGGGGTCGCTCAGTGTGACTACGACGTCTGGCTCGACCTTGGCCAGCATCTCGATGATGCGGGTCTTCCCATAGGTGTCATCACCCCTGATGGTGTTGGGGCGGTACAGCCGCAGAGGAGTGACGTGGTCATGGCCGGGACGCTCACACCCCCATGAGTCCCCCCGGTAGTTCACTGCAAGCACATGTATCTCGTGCCCGAAGTCTTCGACAAGTCGCTCGCCGATCGCATGCGTGACGCGGCCAAAGCCCGTCGTGCAACCAGCATCGCTCAACCACAGAACCTTTGACACGGTGCCTCCTACTGCCGCCGAACCGTGAGTTCGACAGGGGGTTGGGTGGTGACGACCTTGCCTCCGGGGTAGGTCACCTCGAACTGGGCGTCAAAGACGCCGTGGTGCGCGAGGTCGGTGGCGCCCCACGCATAACGCACCGCACCAGCCACCGCGTTGGTGATCGTGGCCACGGCATTGACCTTGTAGCGGTGCCCCTCAGGCAGGCGCATCTGGAAACGGACGGTGGCGTCCGTCAGGTCAGATGGGGTGCTCGGATCATCCTGTGCATGGATGACACCGTTGAGATCCGGGCCGGTATCGCCCTGCGTGAATGTCAGGCTCATAACACCTCCTCATGTCAGAAGAGCGTCGACGCTGAAGGAGCCAGTGATGGTCTCCGTTGACGTCCACGAGGTGGTGCCCGCTGTGATCGTCGCTTCGATGCAGTCCGCGGTGATCGCGGCAGAAATGAAGTCCGCAGAGAACGTGGCTTCGATCGGCTGGTAGTGCCACCGAGAGATCGAAGCGCCGAGCGTGAAGGTCCAATACGACGGATGCAGGGTCGCATCTGCAGTAAAGGAACCCGCCCCAACCGTCGCCAATACAGCGTCTACGACGAACTCGTCCGTTCGAGCCCCGGTGATCCACGCATCTGCGGTCAGCGGCTGGACTGATATCCGGTTGATGATGCCGTCCACCGAGAACGCTGCGGACGTTGCCCTCAGCAGCGCGGCATCGAGGAACAGCGTACCAGACGCTGTGCCCACGATGACCGCATCCGTGGTCAAGGTTCCCGGCGTAGTCACCTCGATCCAAGCGTCAGCGCTGAAGGCGGCTGCTACTGTCTCGATGAGGAAGGCGTCTGCATAGAGGGCCGCAGACGTCGTCCCCTTCACCACCGCGTCAAGCGAGATGGCCCCGACTCCGGCTCCCTCTACGTAGGCAGAGGCAGTGAACGATGCGATGATGGTGTCGGCCAACAGGGCATCGGAGGTGAACGTAGCCTCATGGGCACGCAGCACGATGGCATCGACATCGACATCCCCACCAACGGTGGCGACGACGACAGCATCCGTCTGGAAGGCATCATGCTGTTCCGCTTGGACAGCCGCATCGACGACGAATACATCGCTGTAGGTTTCGCTGATGACGGCAGCAGCGACGAAAGCATCCTGCTGCACGCTCCGGGTGGTGGCATCTGCGGTCAGGCCAGACTGCTGCGCAGCGAGGACGACAGCGCCGAGTTGGAACTGGGCCTCGACGAGCGTCTGCAACGTAGCATCAACGCTCAGGGAGGCTTCCGCCTGCTTATGAACTACTGCGTCGGCGCTGAAAGCCGCTACACCCACACCCTCGACGTAGGCATTGGCGGTGAGACTGCCGGTTCCTGACCTGAGCACCACCGCGTCTGCGGTGAAGGAGGCATATTGAGTTCCAGCGACGATCGTGGCATCGACCGTGTAGGCCGCAGCCCGCTGTTCGAAGATGACGCCGTCGAGCGAGGTCGAGCCTTCCTGCGTGACCAACTGGACCGCGTCAAGGCTGTAGCCCGACCCGATGGTTCGTTCCTGTACGGCATCGAGGAAGTAACTGTTCGTCTGCTGGGCAAGGACTACCGCGTCGACGCTCGCCCCACCCTGCACGTCGAGGTCGAGGACGACGGCATCGAGGAAGGCGGCCCCATCTACCTGAGCGCGAAGGACGGCATCGAGGACGAATGCTCCGACCCCTGTGGCCCTGATGGCTGCGTCTGCCTTCGTCGAGGCTTCGCTCGTGCGTTCGACGACCGCGTCGGCGGAGAAGGCGGCGACACCGAAGCCAGCGATGAAGGCGTCGACACCGAAGAGACCTGACTGGCCCTTGGTCAGGACAGCGTCAGCCGTGTACGCGTCGGTTACACTGAGTTCCAGCCATGCATCAGCAGAGAGGGCACCGCTTTGCACACCGACGAAGACGGCATCGAGGCCAAAGGCGTCAGCCTGAACCTCAAGGACGACAGCATCTGCATCAAAGGCATCTGGGACCCCTCGGAGGAGTACCGCGTCAACGGTGATGTCATCACTGGCAGCACTCTGGCGGACACCATCAGCGGTGAACCCCTGCCCCTGCGTCTTCCTGATGGCAGCATCGGCGGTGAGGCTCGCCTGAGCCTGCGTGAGGATGGTCGCGTTGACATCGAATGCACCTTCGCCAACGTCATGGATGCAGCCGTCTACGCTAAGAGTCTGGAAGAGGGAGGCGAGAAGTACAGCGTCAGCGCTGAAGGCAGCAGTCCCGGCTCCCTCGACGAAGGCCTTGGCCGTGAACGAGCCGGTGGCGGCCCGGAAGAGGGCAGCATCAGCGGACAGTGACCCAGCGATGGTCTGTTCGATCCATGCATCGACAAGGAGGGAACCGCTTTGAGCAGCGAGACTGACAGCGTCAACCGTCAGGACATCGAGCACTTCGCGGATGACTACTGCGTCGGCAGAAACCTGACCAGCCTGTTGCGCCTGTACGACAGCGTCCGAGAGGAACTGTCCCGACAGGGTATCCGCGGTGGTGGCATCGAGGCCGAAGGAGGCGAGCGACGTCCGCTGAATATCAGCGTCAGCGGTCAACGAGTCGACCTGAGTCAGCCCTATGACAGCATCGACCTGAAGGGCTGCGTCATAGGACCGCCTGATTACGGCGCTCGCTACGAACGACCCGCTCTCGACCGAGAAGATGACCGCGTCGGCACTGAAGGCAGCCATCCCGGCGCCCTCGACCCAAGCCTTGGCAGTGAAGGACTCCGTGGTGGCCCGCTGGAGGGCCGCGTCTACGGAGTAGGAGCCGGTGAGCGTGTACTCGATCCAAGCGTCGGCGGTCAGAGCCTGCTGCCCAAGGCGGTGGAGGATGGCATCCGCGCCCAGCGACCCGACCTGTTCGCCGAACAGGATCGCATCCGCCCCAAAGGCACCGAGTACGACCCCGGATACCACGGCGTCAGCGTCAAATGCGGCATCTATGCCTGCATATGTGATCGCATCGACGGTCAGTGCGTCGGACTGAGGCGCTACAAGGACAGCGTCAAGAGTGGTCGCTGCTGCCTGTGTGGCAAAGACCACAGCATCCGCGAGTACACCGCCCTGAACCTCGGCCAGACGGATGGCATCGACTGAGAAGGCACCGTCAGTACCGGGGATGTCGTCGTACTTGATCGCCTTGGCGGTGAAAGCCCCGGTCCGGGCGGCTTCAACGACAGCATCAGCCGGGACAGAACCAGACCGGGGAGCAAGCAGGATAGCGTCGGCTGAGAAGTCGTAGGCATGGACGACGTTGATGGCGGCATCGGCAGCGAATGACCCAGCCCGGGCCGCCAGAGCGACCGCATCGACTGAAATGCCCTCGGTCGATACCGCCAAGATCGCCGCGTCGGCGGGGATGGACGACGCAACCGTGGCTGTTATGACCGCATCTGCTGTGATGGACCCCGGCTGGGTCGCAAGCCGGATAGCGTCAGCGGTCAGGCTCCCGCTCTGGGGAACGAGGAC